ATTTTTGTATTGATTGTTCTCCTCTAGCATATAATCTAAGATTATGAAAATTATTGTAATTATTTCTATATCTATTATTATTTCTATCGTCATTAAACCATTCGGTTTCTATAGCTTTAGCTACTTTTAAACCATAATCATAACTAAGCTTTTCAGCATCGCCTACAGTTTGACTAGGAAAATAACTTTTACTAGAATATGCCATATTTATTTTATTATTTGTGAATTAGTTCCAGCATTATTATATCTGGAAATACTTATGTTTAATTTAGGTTTTTCAACTTTTACATTTGGAGCATATAGATGTCTATTGTTTGCCATTATTGCCAAACCACTACTTATAGTAGCGTCAAACTTTGTTCTTTTATTTATATCAAACTTTGACCAATCGTTTAATAAAGAATTAAAATATAAATCTCCAAATGTCCCATCTT